ATTGATTGCTAATGATCCACCCACTGCTTCAGCAGATGTCGGAATAAATGCAGCACCTAAGGATTTGATCGCATTAACAATAGTAGTAATACCCTTGATGAGGGCACTACCAGTAAGAATTCCAAACACGCCTAATAATGCTTCGGCTGCTTTTTTACTTCCGATAATACCAGAAACATCATTACCAGTTAATCCAGTAAATGATGTAATAATATCAACAACCTTTTCTTTTAATAATGCAATACCTGTTTTTAATTGATCATTAAAATGTGCGGCTTTCTCAGCAGCTTCAGCTTCAGCACCCATTGTTCCATTAAGTTTTGCAAAGTTTTTGACATACTCTTCAAGATCAGCACCCTTAAATCCACGACCTAATAGTTCCTGCATTAACAAGGCTTTTTGAGCAGGATTTTCCATTCCGGCTAATGCTGCTGCGATCTTGTTAAAGGTTTCTTCTGCACTGTGGGTCTGCATATACTGCATAGATACGCCAAGTTTACTAAAGGCATCAATCATTTTTTGATCGCCATCGGCCGCCTTACCAGCAGCAATTTCCATCTTGGACATTGCCATACCTAAGGTTTCGCTACCCTTACCAGCAGCAATCATAGCAGCATTCATTTCCATGAAGCCTCTAGTGCTAACACCTAATGAGTTTGCAGTATTAACCATCTGGGCTGAAGCTTCAAATGCACCACGGATAAACTCAGCAAAGCCGATGCCAACAATGACTGCTCCTAACTTCTCAAAAGTTTCAGTAGAGGTCTTAACAGATTCACCCATTACTTTAACGCTCTCGGATACTGCTTGCATTTTTTCTTTTGCCTGAGCAGCCATAGTATTAAATCCGGTGGTTAAACGATTTAATGAGGAAAGGACTTGAGTTTCGTCCAAACCCATTGTGATGCTAATATCTTGGGCCATTATCGTTTTCCAAATGTGTTAATGTATTGTTTTACCAACCTAGTAGCTTCCGCTTTACTTGGTTTGGACATACCATCAGGCGCTTGAGTAGAACCCCTCATCTGACCATCTCTTTGTCCGCGGCCTGCATCAAGCACGGCAGCATACTGATAAGTTGCTTGAACCTTAAAGTTAGAATCCAACTTAGTCTGATTGCGAGCGTTACCTGTTTTGATTGGTGTATGATCCTTGAAGAAGTTATATACTTTAGGCATTACATTCTGCTTGACTAATAGTAATTTTTTAATCTTTAATTGATAAGCAACATCATTAAGCGTTAACGATACTGGACCGCTCGTCAATGATGTACTCGGATTTGAATTCAGTATAGCAGCCACTTAAACCTCCAGTAGAGCCTGTTTCATCAGATTATAAGCTGCTAACATTACTCTGTTTGGCATCTTATAACCTGATGTTATAACGGGTGTTCCATTACTATTTAGAATAATTAATTTAAGAATATCAACTGTCTCATCGTAGTTGACATCGTTCTCTTCAATAAAAATAAGACTCTCAATGGCCACATCAGGATATGAATAAAACTCTAACTCATCGCCATATTCCGCAACGATATCCTCATCTACAATGATGAATCTCTCTAGCGTTGCTTCTTGGACGATGTTGTTTAGTTTCATTCTCTTGTCTTAACCTTATTCATAATTTCCATTAGTTCTTGTTCATTTAAATCTGGGGCTGGGGCAACACCATTATTATTAGCCTTTTCCATCTCATAGTTGTGATAAGTCATCGCAATATCCATAACATACAAGTCATAAGTTGAGGCACGCTCTAGAATTTCGCTTGGCAACATCTTATATCTTTTAGCCATTGTTTCAATGGTCAGAATAATACTAAGCTCCTTTGAATGGAGCTGAATGGTGCTGCCAGTTACTTTCCCAGCAGTTCACTCACCTTTGTAATTGCCTTCATTAGAATATTAGATGGTAGCATATTATCCTTAGATAGGATTTCCTTACCATCTTCATCAAGGATCAAGGTCCTTACAATGTCAATGATTCCTGAGTTTACTGCTGTTGGATCAAGGCTGGCTAACTTCATGAACACATCCATAGGCTGGCGATCCCATGTATGAAATTCAAGTGGTTCTCCAAATTCTTTGATTGTGTCTTCATCGTCAATCGTGACAACGACTAGTACTGGCTTTGCCGAAATTTGTGATAGTTTCATTTAATTTGTTCCTTAATTTGTTTGTAAATGTATTTATACTTTATGAGTCGCAATCATCTATTAACTGATTTAATAGTGCGATTCTGAAGGCTTGCTTTGCTTTCATTTGTTTAATAGTTGCTAGCATATTATCTAGCATGGGCATCAATTTGGCTTCATCACCAAGTAGGCTTCTAAGTTTTTCTTCGTTGGTCTTTAACCATACTTCGTTCATTTGTTATTCCTGTAAATTGTTATAAAAAGAGAGACACCCTTTTAAGATGTCTCTCTCAGTATATATTATACGATACCTACAGTGTAAGCACCGTCAACAGCGATTTCCATTGGAGTAATCCAGACGGGCTGTGTTGGGCTAGTCTTTGGTGCGAGGTTCGTAATGAATCCGTTACCAGTATAGTTGTAGGCACCAGTGGCTGTACCATTCCAGTATACTTCAAATGACAAGGGAACCTTGTTGATTGAAAGATACGCAATGCCATCATGAACTGCTGTGTTAGCAGTTGCTGCGGCATTGCCGAAATAAGAGCCAGAGTCAACAACGATGTTAGTACCTAACTTGTTGTCGGCTGGTGTGCTCAACTTACGCTGATCTGTGTCACTGAAGTCAGTGTACATATAAACGCCAGTAGAGTTAGTGATAGTGATATCTTGGATGAAAGGGATAGTAAGTGCTACGTTTGCGTCAGAAAGGTTAGCACCCTGATATCCAATTACAATTACGGGTTGTGTACCGCTTTGATTGGTAGTAATACGGGCCATGTTAAGTTCTCCTTGTGATGTGGCTCATTGAAATTCAAGTCGTGTTAATTTAAAAGTCCAGGTGTATCTTTGTCGTTGTGGTCCATAGTTCAACACTTCTTGATAGCTACGATCAAAGTAACCATTCATGAATTGAAGCGCAGTTCCAGGAACATTCTGCGTGACTAGACTGCTGATCATGTCTCTAACTTCGTCCAATCTAGGGTCTTGTTGGAAACTGATGTAAGCAATATAGAACTCATCAACTGCATTATAGATGCTTCCACCTGTACTAAGTGCGAGTTGATTAGGAGTCCTACTGGTAGTCACGATGTCGCTAATGTAGATACCAAACCTGACAATATCATCATCACTGGCCCAATCAGTATTGCTAAAGACTGGAACATCCCAGTTGCGGGGTATATAAAATTTAACCATTTGATATACACCAGCACCAGTGATATAAGGCATATTGCCTGGGTTGTACATTAGAAGAATCTCCTATCGCCGTTGAAGTAGTCAACATCTGCGGTCCAGTTCTCTTCCAACTTCGTAGTAGGACCGTTGGGTGAGTTACCATAAAGATCATAGAAGTTCATCAACTCTAATGCTTTAATCCACTCACGGTCACAACGATCTTTTGCGAAGTCATAGTTCATCTTGTCAACATCGTTCATATTACTGACTTCAGTTACTAGTGATTCATAGAACACTAGCACTGCACCAAAAGTGTCCAGACGGATTAAGGTCTGATCATTCTTGATGAGTTGACTAGGATTGAAACTGGAAATGAGCGCACCATTAGGCAAGTTTGCGTAATAGTACGCTCCTAGAACCGTATCACAGTACTTGTTCCACCAACCAAATTCAAGCTTGTAAAGCCATTCCTGACTTCCTACCTTGAAGTATGGTTCCCAATCGGTATGTAGGGCTTCCGCCCTGCGATACGCTGCTGGATCATAAAATCTTATGTCCTGAACAGTTGCGTTTGAGATTCGTTGATAGGGTACTGACATAGATTATTTCCTTAGATTAATTAATTAAGCGTCCTGAACGATGTTAATGCAGCCACCACGACGCTGGTCACCAACGCCGGAACCGAAGTAGCCGATTCCAGTTAGCCAGTTTTGCAGACCGCCCGGTACTTCACCGATCTTGATCTGTAGACCTTCCTTCATAACAGTGAACAATGCACTGTCACCGAAGTAAGCACCTACGAGGCAAGGAGTGGAAGCATTTCCAGCGATTGTGCGTGACTTATGTACGAGGAATGTAGTGAACATTACCATGCAACCATAAACATTTTCAATCTTACCTGTTGACAGCAATTCGTTACCGAGTGCAGACAGGTTAGAACCACCAGAAGATGGACCAGAGACAGAACCACCAGTGAGTTCTGCAAGAAGACGAGTCAATGAAGAACCGCTTCCGCCAGGAGCACTATCTGATGCAGCAGTAACATATCCATTGGAGTCAAGAACAACAACTGGGTTACCGGACATACGAGCGACCTTGAACTGTTGCTTTGCAAAACGGATTATTTCAAGAACTGAATTAGAAGTGAATCCAGCAGTTGGAGTTACGTTTGCAGTCATGCCAGCTGGAAGCAACTCAAGAGCGCCGAGACGCAAGACACGATAGTATCCGTCAGCAGACTGAGGATAATATGTGTTAGTTGGAGTTGGCTTAAAGCCAGTTACTTGATCAACAGGAGTTGGTGTTCCATCAGTTTCTGACGGAGTTACAACTGCGAATGCTTGGGTTACACGCTGGTCAACCTTTTCAGCGAATGAATCGCCGAGTTCTGCACCGAGTGTTGCAGCAAGTTGATAGGATGTAGTCCATCCGTAGAAAATATCAAACGCAGTAGTTGCCACAGCAGGGCTGGCCAAGATACTTGTTTGTGATAGAGAAGGATTCTGAACTGCTGCGTTACCTGTGTTCCAAGGTGCAGTAGCAGGGTCAGCAGCAGGGTTGAAGTCCTGATAAGTGATAGGTGCGAAGTTAGGAACTAAGAATTGATTACCCTGAGTTGGGGTAACAACATTAGTCATATTAACTAGGCCCAATGATTCGTGCATAGCACGGAGTGCGAAGTTTGCGATTGCGAATGTAAAACCGTAGTTTTCACCGTCTGCTCCGCCGAGTACATAAGCCATGTGATTTCTCCTTTAGTTGGCTGGGATTAGATTATCTTATGATCCCGTAGAGTGCTACTTGCAGATACTTGCATGGCTCTAAGCCCGACATTCTTACCTAATCCTGATTTTTGTGCCCATTGATTGAACGCTGCAGGATCTTTAGAGTAGTCAGGAATAGAATCAGTTGGTGCACCAGCAAAGTTGCCTTGTCCAGGTCTCATTCCCGATCCAGAAGATAGATTGTTTTGCTTAAGGAGTTTTGGATTACCTTGAGCAACTTCTTGTACCAATCCTTGGATCGTTAGTGGGTTACCATCCATTCCATAACGCTCTTGTCCTTTGTTGTTGAGTATGCTATAGGTTCCATCATTATTCCATTGAATATTGCTTCTGACCTTTGTTAATGCATAGTCTAACAAGTCTGGATCAAATCTATCACCCATTGCTCGCTGAATGTCTCCATCTAATTCCTTCTCACGGATTTGTTGGTCTTTACGAGCCAGATCCTTTTGTAGGTTAGAGAATTGTTCTTGCAAGTCATTGGTCGTGAGACGACCTGAACGCTGTTGTGGTTGTTCTTCCACCATAGGCTGTGCGGAGCCACCGGTTTGTGTTTGTTGAGCAGAAGTCCTTGCCATGAAGCTTAACGCTGCTTCTACTGATTCAAAGCTTTGGCCACTGGCTTGTCCAAGGGCTGTTAGGATTGAATTAGTTGTGCTTTTACGAATTGCACCTGCATTGACTTGTTGATCGGCAGACGAATCTGCCATTTGTGCTGCTGCTTGGTTGTCGTGACCACCGGATTGTATTCTAGTATCCATTTTTTTTCCTTTAGTTATATCGTAACAAACGGTTGTAGATGTATTTATACTGGCCTTACCTACCAGTGTTTAGCCCGGTGATCTGAACAGCTACGGCTTGTTGTGGGTAGTAACTTGTACCCATTGGAGTCGTTGGTGTTCCTGGACCACCCAGTAAAGTCGCGTTAGTGCTATCACCGAACTCACCAACATCAGCTTCTTGATCTTGGTTAAGTCTCGCAGTGGCAGCATCAATATCTTCCTGCGTCATTTCCTTATCAGGAGCAGGGATCATTGAACTTAGATTATCAGAACTCAATGCTTCATTTGCTTCATCAAGCAATAGATTCTTGACAGCAGCATCAGTAATACTATTAACATATACTGCTTCGTATTCTGCTGTGTCCTCGCTTGGAGAAAGCATACTGATAAGTTCTTTTGTGATTAGTGCTTTGACCATTTCATTGTCACCCGCCATTTGCTGAGCCTGTTGTAACAATGCTAAACGGTAATTGGTATCATGGGCTTCATAGTCTGTGTTATAATTGATACTACCTGCCCAGCGGCAACCCATAAATCGTGCAGCAAATGTAAAGATCAAGCCTTCGGTAACTTCCATCAGGCGTGCTTTAGACTTTGCTACACGGTGAACTTGCTTGCGTTCTTCAATAATGGAGATGCCAGATGCCACTTGCTGCCTACCTTGTCTCTGTCCGCCCATGCCTACGAGTCCCTCAAGGTTGCTCAAGATATCATTTTGTTTCTTGATGATTTGTTCAACATCACCGGTATCAATCTTGATTGCCTCAACCTGATCCTTCAAGGCACGAACGATTGCACCAGCGTGAACAGGGATTGAGATACCTTTCTCAGCACGTATGATGGTATGTGCGAACTGCAGGGCAGTATAAGCTTCGCATTCTAACTTGTAGTGTTCACGCATCGCATCGCTTGCAGAGTCAATGTCGCTAACGCCAAGGTCAATAACTCTTGGGTCCTTACGACCGAACGCGATGAACAATGGAATAGCCATGCCAGCAGGGAAAGTACCGGCTCCCAAACATTCTGATTCAGCGTCAAGTGTGCCACTTGCAGCCATCTTGGGCAACTTATAACTGGCCCAATGACTTGGATTCTCTGTATCACCCAAATAATAACATTTTATATAGAAGTAATCAACATCTTCCATTTCCTTTACTTTTACATACTTAAGTATAGGCTTGCCACCATAGTATTCCCATTCCCAATCCCATACATCAACTGGACTGATTGCACACGCATATGGTCTTCCAAGATTACCCTCTGAGGTCTGAGGCATATCAACGCATACCCAACAATGTCCAAAGATTGATGTAAGATCACCTATTTGTTCCATGAATGAACTTAATGAGCGATTTTGTAGATCAACATCTAGGATGAATAGATCAGACCATTCAGTGTTCTTGTTATCAATAATGGTGCCTTGTGGTGTTGCGAATCTTATTTCACGCTTCACGCCAGTCTCAAAAAGAATGTCATTGATGGTGTCAACTACATAGCGACAGATTGGCTGGGCTACTGTATTGGTTACTAAGTCATTCCAAAGAACGCTATCTTCACTTGGACGCTTCTTGCGTACTTGTTGCTTGAAGATATAGCCGCCCAGATACGCATACTGATAATTCATCATCTGTTGAATTACTGCTGTATAGGTTGTGCTTTTCTTCGTGAGAGTGCTATTTTGCATTAATGTTCCTTATCAAGGTGCAGTGCTAGATGTATTATTTATGCTTTGTTTAAAAGATTTGCATTTATCGCCATGTGCCCTACTGTAGATATTAACAGCTATATCGCGCTTCGCACAATGTGGACAAACATCTATTCTACGATGCGGCTTACCCTTGCGGTGTCCGAATGAATCACGACCCTTCTTGATCATGTCATTGATATTATCTCGCATTGTACCTAACCATAGATGATCAGGGTTTACGCAGCGTGTATTGTCACATTTATGACACACGCACATACCTTTTGGAATAGGTCCAATATGTTCTTCATAACTGATGCGATGAGTTGATCTCATCTTGGTTGCATCTCGCATCATTCCATAACCTACATTGTTAACCGATGCTTGCCATTCCCAGCACGCTGTATCTGCGTTAACTAGGGTATGCTTTAGTAATCGTTCTAATACTGTTTCTGTACTTACTCGTGACATTGTGTTTTCTCCTGTATACTATTTATGCCTTTTATACCCGTTTTGTTTTTAACGAGATTAAGTCCATACTTGGTAATCAGGTTCTTCGTCACCATTCATGAGTTCTTCCCATGTAGGGCCACCTGGATATACTGGCGATGGTGGCATATACTTTAATCCAGGCTGCGTGAGTTGTTGATACTTTGGATCCATACCAACATATTCTTGTAGATTGTATGGTTGATCGTGTGTGATTGGGAATAGATGATGTATGCCATATCTGATGCAATCACCCAGACCGTCAATGTGTGCATAGCGTGATTCAGTATACTTTACTAACTTCTTGCGTGTTGGATCTTCAAAGTGATATGTGCCCAATGCTTCAAGCAAGAATTTATCATCTGGATTTACCCATAGTCCACCTCTTGCAATAAATGCATTTGATGTATTGTCAGTGTCAGATATCAATGGATTTGATCGCCTACTATTGACAATCGTGAATCCATACTTCTCTAGGATAACTCTATCGGTAATACCAAACGCACTGGTTGTGTCACGATTTACTTGGGTACCGGACATGTCAATGATAGAATCTATTTTGCGTCTAGGAAAATCTTCACGGATAGCCTGGGCAATGCCTTCGGTTGAACAATCATTGATGGCATAGGTCTTTAGTATCTCTATAGTTCCCTCTAGTGTATGATCCTTTCTGACCTGTGCAACTGTAGCACACATTACTCGTTTGTTAAAGTCATGGAAAGTATAGAGTGGGCCACCAAGGTCTCTAATCTCTCTAGTATACTTTGTTTTGTCCCAGGCATAGAAAAACATGTCAGCAACACTTTCCCATTGACACATGTAATCCTGTGCAAACTTGAGTGGGCTGATAATTCGCTTTTGTTCTTCAATAAATTCACGATTGCCAGAACGCATCTCAAGATAGTTGTAATGTCTTACCACATACTTCTGTTCATTATCTTTTGCCAATGCGAATAGATCGTATAGTGGACCCGCACCATTGGGTGTTGAGATCACGATCAATCTACCTTGCGTATCTGGTTGACCCACTTTAGGTCTAAGACGGTTTGTGATTTCTTGTAGCGTGTCTTGCGTGTATAGTGCTGCTTCGTCGGCTACCCAGACTCCAACATTGAGACCCCTTAGGTTCTCTCTTTGTTCTGCTGACTTACAACGAATAAACACGCCATTTGGAAACCTGATAGTGAGTTCACTGTTGTTGATATCTCGACCATCAACCAGTCCGAAATGATTCATGCAACTGTGTTTTAAAGGTTCCCATATTAGGGCTTTGATCATGGCTCCAGTTGGTGCTGAGTAGATAATGTCTTTGCCCTTATGGAATCGTGCATCTGTTGCAAACAATGGTAAAGCAATGGAAGCGAGAAATGTCTTGCCACTACCAACAGGCACGATATCAATACAGTGCTTGTTAGTAGATAGCCAATCTTGTAGGATAGTCTTTTGTTCGCCGTAAAGCGGAATGTCTATCTTCATTTCCAGTCATCTAATTCTCTAGTAGGAAAGGTAAATACTGCTGTCAATGCTTTTCCTTGGGTGGTTACATCAATCTCTTTTACATCGCTGATAACCTTAGCAATAATAAACTTCTCATAATCTCTTACATCATTCCATTCATTAGCAATGATTGCTCTATGGTAATGTTTAGCGATATTATCAGCAAAACTCTGTCCAGTCTCTTTGGCGATTGCTATAAGAAGATCGGCGCCACCTAGCTTTTGAATAGAACCCAGCTTTCTTCCAGCGCCAGGACGTCGTCCGCCGCGCCCACCATTAGGTTTGTTTTTCTGATTGTTTTTCGTAGGTTCTAAGCCAAAGACAGTCTCTAGATTAGAATCTACATTCTCTTGATCATAATAAACTTGTTTAGTCATAGTGTATCCTTTTAGTTAAAAGCCATACGAAATAATATTCCAATACAGAGGCCCATTAGGAACTCAGGAATATTGTATCTAATAGCCGTCATCGTGCGTTAAGGATTGATTCTAATCTAGCAACTACTGCTGGATCAGCATTTTTCATTTCCTTATACCCCGTGATGACTCTGTGTGCCATACCAATTGGCTCAGTGCGAACACTGTTGATAAGAACTTCTAGATATGACGCACTCATCTTTGCTTTGGCTTCGGGAACCTTTACTGGTTCTGCTTCTTGGTGTGTTTCAACTTCTTCCATTGTATTGTTCCTTTTAAATATAAATTTTTTCGTAATCCGCTGGGTCATCTTCTGGATCCAGCCCATCATAGATGGTATTGTCTTGGCCGTCTGCTCGTTTGTATTTCATCTTACCGAATACGCTGAGTAGTTTTTGATTCTCTTGTGACCATTGTAGCACAATCTCTTTATAACGATCACTACCGAACATGAGTTTAAATTGGTTCTCGCAATCTGTTACTGATGGGTTAATATCCAATTTAGTATCCCGGAGTGTATCCATGAATCCGATGCAATCATCCATTTCCTTATCACTCATATACTTGCCTAGTTCAACAGTCATTCTGTCAAAGTTTGCGATATGCTGAGTAAAGGGCCTGTCAAGCACTGTCTTGGGTTGGATTATTCTGGTCATTCTTTTAAGCTCTTCATATAACTTTGCGTAGCAAGCTTGATCTCTTCTTCAATCTTGTTTTTGGCTCGTATCTCGCCTAACCGAGATTCCATTACTAATGCGCCCAGAAACTGATAGACTTGTTGCAAGCCTTCTCGCTTCAACTCTAACAATTCTATATCCTTTTGAGTAAACTCGGCGGTATCCAGTTCACAGAGACGGTCAAAGTTAGTCTGAATATCAGCCATCAGGGGTTCAATATTGACCCAGGTCTGATCGTTGTGTCTCTCTAAATTATAAGTATTTTTCATTCGTGGTTTTTATCCTGTGGCTTCTTAAAATAACTGCTAGCCGCAATAGCACGACCCTGCTCTTCGGCTGCTTGTTTCGTTGGATATTCCATACCCGTGTTTCCCCAACGATAGGTAATTCGCTTACCTCTGACTATTCTTTGAACTGGCATATCTTTTATATCCTATTTGCTAATAGTATTTATACTTTTACAGACATTTTTATGATTAAGGACAACTTCTGAATTTTTAAACATCTTACTACAATTAGGACATTGATGACCTATAAGTTCTGGTTTACTGTTCTTCACTGCGTAAATCTTGATGAATTTAATGTCTTGGGTATTCATACTGGGGTTCTTCCATAATTTCTTGTCTTTGCTGTCAAAACTACGGGCTTGTTTCTCTATAGGATATACTCCTTGGGGGTTCTTAGGCGTATAGATTAACTGCTCGCGCCAACTATCCTGTTTTTTGCTCAAGTCTAGCTTCCCGATTTCTTTGCTGCGCTCGTCTCATATTAGCCCTATGTTCCTCTGTCTTGGGAACACCCAGCTTGGCCAGGCTCATCTTATACCTATGTTCCTCTGTCTTGGGAACACCCAAGCAAGCCTTGCGGACGCCATTGGTAACATTCGCACGATGCTCTTGTGTGAGTTGACCTGTGCCATGTACCCAAGCAGTATAGCCTGGCTCCACAAGGGGATCAGGTGTCACATCTACATCAAATCTTTTTATGAACTTCTTACCCGTGGCATCAAATCTGTGCCAGCGTTTATAAAGATTTTTGAACTTCATATTATTCTCCATAATGTATTTATTATAAAGAGTTTAAATTCAAAAAAAGGGTCGCAGCATTTGGCACTCTAGTAGAAACATACAAAATCCTATACTATGGCATCCTGCTATGGTATGTTAACGCGACCCTAATCCATCCCTTCTAGGGGCGGAGATTTGAGGCTTCTATTTGATAGCACCTCTAACCACATATCAGGTTCTTCCTGATTCATCTTCCAGAAATCAATAGCCATCTTTACTTGCACTGGGCGTATAAAGAAAGTTCTCTCAATTGGAATGATCATCTCTTGTGCAGTTGTTCGCATCATCTTACGATCAGTAGTAGTTCGCAATGCGTTCATCTGAGTATTCTTATTGGGCTGGGCACACAGACCATCAATGATATCCTGTGGTGTCTTGGCTTGTTTTAGGACTGCTTCTGCTTGTTTCATCCTACTCTCAGACGACTTACGAGACAGGTCTTGATTTTTGTCAATGCCATACTGATAGCCTGCCCAATCTAGATGAACACCATGGTTGGTTCTGGCAACTGTTTTGTTCTGCTTGATCTCGGTCATGTCATAGAAATATTTGCCCGTTGCATCATAACAGGCTTCTACAATGAATAGGCGATCTGCATCAAATACAAATGTATGCCCAGTGAGTTCTAGATCAATTACACATTGTGCTGCCCGTTCAGGCGTCTTCTCACCAAGTGCTTCTTTGATCTTCTCGCCGTCGGATTTTCCACCTTGATTGGGTGAAGTAATGACTTCTTCGTCATCAATAACCATTAGGCTGGTGCCTAGAATACTGACGCCCTTGCTGTTGAAACCTTCCATGTAATCGGTCATGTCGTCAATGAACAGCATACGGTCAAGACCATTGATTTTGCTATACTTGAACGAGATTTCTGGAATGTAATTGCGATCTCTGTTTTTTACAACGACCCAACCTACATCAAAGAACCATTTGGCTGCTACTATACACAAGGGCATGTCTCCTATTACATCTATTTATGCTTCTCTAGTTTTTTAAGATAATCTGACCGACCACTTAGGATTGTAGCATACTTGAGTGCTAGCGATTCGTTTTCGGCAATTGAGATAAGCCACTCAATGTAACTAGAAGGAAGTGTCCTGAATTTAAATCCCTTGTATTTACCGAAATTGATAACATCATCAGCAGGATCATATGGTTCTGATTGCTTTTTAAGTTCCCTGTCCCATTCGCGTCTGTCCGCATTGGTAATGCGATAATAGGGGCGATTCCAATCTAACTTACTCATTGTTCTTCTCCGACTTCCACTACACTAGGGTATGATATGATAGAGAGGTTATTATGAACTTCCAATTGGAAATTAACCCCATACCCAGTATTTTTCCTTATAAAATAAAATAATTCTTCTTTGTTGACTTCTTGTTGAGTTACAAACCCGTCGTGTTCTAGAAAGAACTTATTGCCTTTGGATTTAAGATATTGCGCTATCTCATTCAGAACTAATCTCTCTTGTTGAAAGTAGATATTCCACTTCAACTTACTAGACATAGGTAACTTCCTCTTCTGTTCGTTTTTAGTTATGATGTGTTCCTGTGGATAATGGGGTTCTATGTATTTCCAGCAGGTCTTGATGTTATCTCTCAACTCCGTCATATATGGATCTTGCTTAACCCAGGATATCCGTGCGTCATCTCCTTCTAACAGATGATAGGTTGCGAGTTGTTTGTTATTTCCTATGCGGGCTCCACAGAACAATGCATTGATGAGAATCTTGACTTGTTTCACTGGGAGTTACAATTCATTACTGACACGAGTTCTCACTTCGTCCTTATAGCACAGATAGTCATTGAGTGCTTCTAACCACTCCTTGTTACCAAGATGCTGGCTATGCATCAGTATAAGAGTAGGAGCACAACATTCAATGTCGTAGTTATAGATCAACCCATTCTCAGCTAATAGCGAGTTTTTTGTTTCTTTGCGAATATTTTGGATTGGGTTCCAGAGTCTGTGTGACTTGTCTTCATAGATAAAATCTAGTGATTGGAGTTGATCGCCATACTCTCTCATGCAGAACTCCTTGATCAAGTGCTTATCAAAGATATGCACGACATCACGATCTCCGACTTGTAATACACTAGGGTATGAGAGAGATAGAGAGTTATTATTATCACCCAAAGAATCCCGATGGATTATATCCTTATCACCCAGTAAGATATTTCTAATGACACTTAGTCCTTTCTCATTAATCTTATACTCTTTGCACTTACCACTATCCATGCTGTAGTTGTTATTGGTACAGATAAGCAACATACCTCTTAGGTACTTGCTTAGTTTATTATTGCTTTGTCCGAAATATTTGTCAATGACTCGTGTTGACCACGGAGTTGATTTCTCCGTAGACATGACTGCTCTGGTAAAGCCAAAGGCATGCCGGGTTCGTGCGAGAACCCTTGGATCGTTAAAATTTGGTGTGTATTTCATTTGTGTTCTCCCCGCTCAATGCCTGATTTCCTATTACATGATCACTTTTTAGCGAAAGTGAGTCCCCTTGCGCTAACAAGAGGACTCTAGATCAGGAGTAGGAGTTATACGATAATGTCACTTGTCGTATAGTTCTATTTATACTTTAAATACGATATAGAATCAAATGTTTTGGGTAACAGTTGCCCAAACCCGAAATCTCAAAAAATAAAATATTTCTATTTTAGAAAATGGGTAAGAAACGGTTGACATCGGTATATAAATACTATATAACTAAAGATGTAGCAACGCTGCTACGACATGTTTAGGAGAAAACAAATGAACGAAGAACAGTTTAATAAATTAATTGATTCGCTAACTGATATGAGTAA